TCAGCTAACGCTAAGTGAAATATATCCACCCGCGCTCCATTTTCGTAACATATCGGTCTGAAAAGATGCGAGAACTCTCCGCTGAAGGATTTGTAAGCCTTCTTAGGTAAAGTTTCTCCTCGACAGACGGATCACCTTCAATCTCGTACCTCAATGTTTTCAGTACGAGACCTTTGATCTTCAACGCGTATGGACCCAGGTTAGTACCTTGGGTTTCTACGATGTTGAACGACCCGCCACGAACTTTTCTTCGAGTTACAACACGCCTCGCAGGAATCCACCTTCGATCCATTGGATCGATGTCCCCACTATTGCTATACCAGCCCAAGCCATTAGAATTTCTAGGCAGGACTGGCAAACGACAATGGAGAATTGACTTTTCTATGTATTTTTGTATAAGAAAAGCCGCGGACCACATTCCCTGATCGTAAAACTGATTAGAGAGTTTTACCCACGAAACAATGCCTTCTACATCTCTGCGCTGCTGCGGTAGTCGTTTCTTTATTTTGATAGGAGTCACATTAACTCCTTTAAAGGCATCGACCCCACACGATTCTCGATACGAACCCGACCAGTACGATTTCTCCCTGTTACAAAGGAGACCGAACCGTTCGAGACTGTCAATCACCGCTACGGCTTTCTCTGAAGGCACAATTATATCGTCCCCGTAGATATACACCGATTTACACGCGCGTTGGACGCTCATATCGAAAATCCTAACTAGAGTACCCACAACCAGAGACCAGAACACCAGGGCTTCTACTGGAAAACAAACAGCAGAGCCCATAGGTGCAAATTTTCTTAATCTGATCTCTTTCCCATCTGGAAAACGATTGTAGATAGAGCGCGTAACCATTAACGATTCGATAAGTTTGCTTGGCATAAGGCCTGCGACTACCGTTAAAGAGACACGGTCTGACGCTTCCTTCATGTCTATTGTCGCGAAGGCACCGTCCTCAGATGAGGACAGTGCAATATCCCTGTTTACCGCCTGGTTCGTGAAATTCACGTGACCTGCAGTTAGAGGGTGCGATTCAATTCGCCTTCGCAACCAAGCCCAGATTCCCTGCTGGAGCCACATAAGCTCCTTCGGTTCAGCCGATATGATTCGCGGCCCCCTGGAATCCTTGGGGACTGCGCATATTCGTGCAACTGGCTCGCTTATCGGACTACTCTCTCTTACCTCAGTTTGTGCTCTTCGTACCACTCCTGCACCGCTAAAAACAAGCGGTACAGGTAGTAAATGCGAAGCACGACCGGGGACAGAGAAGTACTCAGACTTCGGAAAAATTTCTTCAACCGAGTCTGGAAGGTCCGTAAAGTTATATTTTTCAATTGGCTTTAGGGTGCCTTCCGCTGTGGAACCCTTCCCATGTCTAGGAAGAATATCTCCTGGCATAAAATCATCCAGAAGGTCACAGCAAAGTCCACGCGCAACCTCGAAAATGAGGCCCTCCTCCGATACTTGTTCGACACCAAACCCGGCAAGTGTCCAAGACAATGATTCATTAACATCCTGGACTCCGCGATACGCTTTTTCAAGCTCTGCAGGCTTAAAGGGCAATTCATATTTGTAGAATAGAAAACAAATCTGTTCTACGGCCCAAACAGCCTGTGGGTCAGCATCTGAGCGTACATAACCATCCGAAGTAAAAATACGAATGAGTATGTCCTGCAAAAAAGCAGGGTGTACCCCCGAACGACGTTTCCTTTTGAAAGGAAAATCATCCGGGAGTTCGAGCACGCCCAAGCGAAGAGACCGTAAAATCTCTTTCGCAAAGATTGGAAGAGTCTTCGTTAGAAAGCATATGCCTTCATGACGAACTCTAGTGTTAATTACTTCGATATCCTTACCCAGATTTACGTCCAGGATGTTGGAAATATCGTCTAATACAGCATTACAAAGGCGGGTCAGATGATCAAGTTCATACTTGACGTTAGGCCCACATAGAACCTTATCCTTCCCTTTATGTCTTTTCACTCCAGCCATAACATGGCCAAAGGTACACCTCATGTTTGGATCCACAGAGTGGAAACGACTACAGTGAATCAGCGAGCAGGTTATCGATGAAAGTTGAATCGAGAGCTGCAACAAAGCCGTCGGCGAGCAAATTGGCACTCGCTTTCTCGGCAGGCACATCATCGTATTCCACGACGATGTGCACGGAACGCGTACGAGAAACGCCGTCAGAATCAACGACGGTCTCTTTCATTTGTGCAAGATGGCGCTTGCGCTCGTTTTTCTCTTCATGAGAGATCCGAACTAAGCTTTCACCATCCGTAATAGCCACTTTTCTAATAGCGGTATTACCAGCTGCGATCTGCTTTGAATACGCAGAATCCCAAGCTGTTGCGTGTGTGCGTTCTACTGAATCCACTGTTACTGCAATAGTACTTCCAAACATAAGTCACCTCTGTTATAGTTATTTGTTGTGTAAGTTAACAGCAATAAAGCACTAGAAGAACACAACTTTTCCTAGTGCTGCCCCAAGGGCCACCTGCATAAAACTGGGCCATTTGACCCACGGAATGCGAGTATACAATGCGTGACTTCCCACCGTTCGACAAAAATGCTTGATATTAACCTCTGCATCGATCGCATAGATCGGATCGAACATATGCAGACTCGACGTATAGAGATATTTCGTCTCAAAACCTTCTGAGACGCAGAGATCAATGATCTCTATTTGGGGATCGTGTGGATTAACGAAGTTCTTATAACGATTAAAGATCTTCTCCACATTCACTACCCACTCTAATACGAACGAGAAGGGAATCAAGTCCCATAGGTTTTCGGCCGTTGGTATCATACCATAATGACCTAGCGTAGATATCAAGTCAGCTACGCACTCATACATATACTCTGGCAAATGGTACCGGTACTTCGCACATACATTTACGTATGCGCGAGTAGTTTTTCTTACCGCAAGGTAAGCCGGAAAGCCACAACCAGGTGGATCACCGGAGCACCCATATGGGCAGCCCCGCTCCACAGTATACGTATCGTCAATCGGTTCATAAAACGACGCCTTAAGCGATCTTACAATGTTCGCTTGTTCGGCCAAGTCAACCACGTGTTCCTTGTGGTCAGCTATAGCAGGGACTAATCCCTGCATGTCGCGTATTACCGGTTTGACGCCAAAGCTATGAGAGAGAAAGCCTTCACTGACCTTAGAAAGAAAACTTTTAGCTTTTAGAAAGTTAAAAGTTCTAAGAATGTCAGCGAATTCGACTACACTAACAAAGTAGCCGGGGCTATCCCCTTTAAGCGATGGGAGTCGTCCTTCAAAGCGTCCACTTAGACGTTGCCACCAATGGGGAGGAATCTCGAAAAATAACGAGTCCTCATCCACGGAGCCGGTGTCCCAATCAATTTCTGGAACATCGATTAATGGAGAAATGTAGGTTCCATTCCACCAATAACCTGGTCCGGTGCCGCCATGACAACACGAGGCAACTCGTGAAGAACGTAAAGATCGAGGGTAACGTTGCATTTTAATGACGCCCCTCTGCATTGGACTATACGGCCACACACCACTTCCATAAGGTTTATCTATGTCTGCGATGTAGTCTACAGAGGATTCCGACATAAAATCAAACGGACCATAGGTACCGTTATTGTCGGACCAACCATAAGTAGACATCGTGACCTTCGGGTCACGGTTGCCGCGCACGCGATTGTAATAATTTGGAATGTCAAAATTAGACATATTTCGGTGGGTC